TCACCAACCATGTAAGGTTGATTGCCAGCAACTGATCCGCCATAAGCCCTTACTCCAGCAAGATTTACGCTAGAGCCAAAGCTACCAGTTGGACCACCCGCTGCGCCACCTAAAGCGCCGCTTACAATACCCACAATCTGCTGCACGATAAATAAGCGAAACAGTTCGTCAATTACTGCGCCAATAATACCTTTCATTGCAGTCTTAAAAGACATTGCACCAGTAAGAATACCCTTAAATGAGTTTGCTACAGCATTTCCAACAGAGTCAAAAGACTTCTTCATTTCATCCGCACGAGCTATTATGTCATCCATTTCCTTGCTGACAGGAAGGTCTTTAAAATCAGGCAAAGCGTCTTTGGCCATGCGGTCAGCGTCTTTAAGACTTTCTTTAAGCACATCATTATAATTAGCCATCTCAATAGATTCGACAGCGGCCTTGAACGGCGCAATAGTCGCCGCCTGTCCAGCTTTAGACAGTTCCATAAAGTCTTTTTCTAAGTCAGCAATTTGTCTCTGAAAGGCAGGAAGCTCTTTTATGCCAACCTTACCAATTTTGCCCATAAAATCTTCTATGGACTTTAATTCTTTTAGACGTTCAGCCTCTGCTTCTTTCGCAATTCTCTTGGCTTCAGCAGCGGCCCTTCTCGCAGCAGACCTTTGCTGCGCCTCGGTAAGCGGTTTTTTAAAGCCCCGTGCAGCATCTCTCTCAAAGTCGTTCAGTATTTTTTGAGCAGCGTTTACAGCAGATTCGGCTATATTAGCAGCCGTATCAGCAACCATTTTTTCTTCTTTTGTGGCTTGCCCACCTTTACCATAACCAAAAAGATCAAGGCCAAAGCCTACGGCAGAGCCAATAACCCCTGCCAAGCCTGATTTAGCAATTCCGGTCTTACCCTCTCTAGAGCCAGACTTTAGTTTTGCTATGGTGGTAGCTTCTATTTCAGCAGCCCTAATTCTTTGCTGCGCTGCTGTAACAGCCGCTCTAGCTGATGCTAAATCAGCATTGGCGGCGTTAACTGATGCAATATAAAGTTTACGGTAGCCCTCAACGTTTTTCTCAATTGGTCCTTGCAGGGCCAACCGTGATTCCATTAATTTTAATGTGCTGTCGCGAAAGGCACTTTCTGCCTTATTTAAATTGTCTGCTTTCTTCTTGGCTTCTTCAGCAGCGGCTCCTGTATCAAGCAGACCCTCTATAAGTGGCCCAAGCACCATCGCAGCGCCAATGATAAGAATACTCCACGGCCCAGCTAAAAAGCGGCCAAGACCACCAAGCTTACCCTCCATCATAGAAAGGGCTATACCAATTTGGCCTATTTGCTGGTTAAACGCTTGAACTGGACTTGCGCCAGTAGATATAGATGTCGCCAGATCGTTAAACTGCATACCAAGCTGCTGAGTACCCTGGCGCGTATTGCGAAGTGCCTTAGATTGCGCATCAAGCGCACTATTATATCGAACGCCATTACTAATGACGGCATTAGTGGATGAGGCAAGGCCAGCATTGGCAGACTTCAACTGCTCAGTTTCTTTGCGCAGCGAATCAACGGAAGATATTAATTTCTGAAGCTGCTCCTGCCCAGAGACTTGAGCAGCAAATAGAAACTCAACTCTTTGGTCTTGGGCCACGCTTTTGCCTTTCTTCGCTCAGGTTAAAATAAGCGACCCATTCGTTATACTCTTCAATTGAAATAAGTTCAATCTCTGCAATGGTTTTGCCAAGCCGATCCGCCAAGGTGAGTAGATTATACCTAAACGGATCGCCTCTTAGTTTTTTTCCTGCTCCTCGACACTGTCCCCGCTCATAAATGCGGCAGCAACATTCGAGATCACAGATACCTCTTCACGCATTAGAACAGCTTTATCCTCAAGCGTAAATAACTTTTCACCTTGACCGTTCTCAGCCTTGAGAATGATAAGATCAACCATTGCATCAAATGATGTAGAATTTAGGAAATTAGGATGCTTGCGCTGGATACGATTTAACTCACCAGCAAGCAGAGGGCCGTAATAGACCTTCTCTGGCTTGCCTTCATCACCCCATTCTGCAACGTCTATGTGACGCTTATTAGATGTCCGCTCTGCGATACGCTTGGCAATACTCATATTAATCTTCCTTAATTATACAGCCGCGCTAGTCAAAGCCCCTGTTCCTTGAACAGTGATAGTGGATTCCACCATACCATCGAAGCTGCCAGTGATAGTCTTACCAGTTACAATGGCTTGACCCGTGTAGTAAACGTCTGGCGTTGTAGCGCCCTCTGGATAGAAGCGAATGTTTACTTCAGCGCCAGGGATCAATGCGCCCTGACCTGTGGTATCAGTTTCGTCCCAAAACACATCAACCGAACCAGACCAACCTTTCAATGTGGTCTTGAACGTGCGATAGCTATCGCCCATTGAGGTATCTTCAACAGTATCGGCAGTTTCCTCAACCGAATATGAACGAATTTCAAGCACGTTGTTGGTTGCCCCAACGCGAACTGTGCCTTCTGAACCAGTGTGGGTAGCCATGTCTTATCCTTACGCCAGTGTTGCTTCGGTCAAAGCGCCAGTGCCTTGAAGCGTGATTGTCGATTCCACCATGCCGTCAAAGCTGCCAGTGATGGTCTTGCCTGTCACAGTTGCTGTTCCGGTGTAGTACTTTTCAGAAACGCCAGCCGACGCACCTTCTGGGAATACGTTTAATGTTGCCTGAGCGCCGACTACAAGGCCACCCTGGCCCAAGGTGTCAGTCTCATCCCAGAATACATCAACGGAGCCTGTCCAGCCCTTGAGAGTCGTTTTAAAGCTGCGATAGCTATCACCCATCGAAGTGTCTTCGACAGTGTCAGCGGTTTCTTCTAAAGAGTAGGAGCGAATCTCTGCGATGGTGTTCGCACCAACCTTGAGCGTTCCTTCACTGCCAGTATGCGTAGCCATTATTCAGACTCCTCGACTTTCTCTGCTTGAACCTTTGGCTTTGCAGCCTTCTTTACATCCCAGCCCTTAGACTGATAGTGTGCCAGATCAACCTCACAGGCAAGTATTTCATCACCAGCTTTGTTGTAAACTTTGACCATCTTCATCTTGGTGTCTCCACATCAGCTATGGATGTAACATATTCAGCAACGTAAGACAACCGAGCAGAAGCCGTTGGCTTTTCGCCTTCGACGTTAATGTCTACGTCTGTTTCAGTCAAAACGCAACTCTTAACTAATCCGTTCAGTGAGAAATCAGAGCCAATGGCGTCCTCAATCAGAACACAGGCATCATCTATTTCATTTACTATCGTCGCGCTTAAACCCTTGATGTGAATATCTACTGTCAAATTCAACGAACCACGAAGCGTCCTGAAGCCTATACTGACAAGCGAAGATGATTGACTGTTGGTGTAAACTACAGCCGCTGGAAGTTTTGCGTCATCCAGGGCATAGGAGCGCATCTTGTACACGCGGCCAGAAAAGAAAGGCAAAGCACCAATGACGGTAGCCACCCGATCTCTGATTTGTTGGTTCATATGCGCCATTAGATTGACACCTGAGAATTATTTATGGCGGTTGTATACTGCACGTTGAATATCATTTTGCCGGAACCGATAGCTTTCTCTCCGCCAGTTTCAACGTTAAAGTCTGAACTTGCCAGCACACAGCTTTTTGCCAATCCGCCTAACAAGAAGTCATCCTCAACTGCGTGTATAAGTTCCGCTGAAAACTGCTCAATGTTCTCAAATATGCTAACACTTGATCCCTTGTTTATGATGTCCACCCTCAACTCAAGGTCGTGTGTCATTGTCCGCTGGCCTATGGTTGCAAGCCTAGATATGTCAGTAGTGGTGTAAACAATGAGCGCGGGTAGTTTATCTTCATCAAGCGCATAACGACGAAACTTGTACAATGTTCCTGTAGAAAGCAAATCTCCAGCGCCTCTGGCTGTGAGATTAACATTAAAACGATCTTGGATTACAATGCCAAACCTATCATAGATAAATTTAACCAACAGGTCGGCAACATAGTCCCTGATCTGCTGCCGAACGTGCGCCATGTTACACCTTTTCGAGTATAAGCGTCGATACACCAGTTCCGTCTGTCAGTACAACGCGCACGTTGTAAGCCACAGAGCGAATGATGATTCCATCGCCATCAGCAGCCGAAGCTACATCAGCAGTGCGGCAAACAAACTGTGGTGATGGAATTGTTATGTCCATTAAGTCTGTTGCGCCACGGCTGGCCTGTGGAGCATCAAAGATACCGTTCACAGAAACGGCACTGCCACCTACTGGTGTGTAAGTGGCAGTATCTGCAAAATCGTCGAGTTCAAAGAAATCGAGAATATCAGCGGCAGATTCAACGCCCATTCTTAGGGCTGCGCTTAATTACAGGATCACGATGCTCGACCTTTGGTGCTTCAGCTACGCGCACAGCCTCAAAGATTTCAATCTTCTTGTCAGCGATAAGCACTAGAGCCTCGCCATGCGGAAGGGTAGCAACGTCACCCTCATTAAGAGGGCCTTGCGATGTTACTACGCCACGAATGCATTTGTATTGCATGTTATTCTCCAAAGAAGTTGGGGACCGAGATGACTTCCAAATCCCAGTCCCCAACATTACTTACGCGATTTTGTTGTATGCGAACGACACTGCATTACGAACTGCAACGTCAACAGTCTGAAGTGCAACAACGCGAACAGTTCCGGTTGTTGATGCGGTGTATGGATCAACGGTTAGGTCAAGGCCACCCCACATCCCGATCAAGCAATCAGAGAAGTTACCAAAGTAAACATTGCCAGCAGTTCCCTGTTGGGTACGGATTACGTTGTAACCGTTAGCCTGACCGCCTTCAAGGACAAACATGCCCGAACCAGTGTCCTTGGTCTTCGTCTTCAGACCGCCGTAAGTGGCTGCGTCTGTGATGTATGCCAAGTTGCCGAACAGAGCGTTATCTTCTGCAACAGCACTTTCCAACGCAACCATTTCAGCAAAGGTTGGAATGGCAGCAGCAAACGCAGTTGGCTTGTTAACACCGGAAGTGTTCAAGATACCAGTTGGCTGACCGGACGAACCTGTCCCTTCCAATGCGCCCTTGTCGATTGCCAAGGCCAGAGCCTGTGTCAAATCGTCGCGGACCAACTGCTCAATGGCAGGAGTCGATTGGAGGATCAACTGACGGGTCATGTCGGTGAATGCACCAATGTTCTTTGGCGTCAACGAAACTGTGCCATAAGTTGCTTCAGATTCACTAGCAGCGCCACCTTCAGTGCTGATCCAGCCCGACGAAGCAGCAGCAGTCTTTTTAGGGATTGCTACGTTGCCTTGCAGACCTGGGAGCATACGCGCACCAGCTTGCATTACCGACGATGCGTTACGCAGAACGTCAATAAACTCGTTAGCAAGCAGATTTGTTGCAACAAGTTCATTGTCATCGCTGGTGTTCAAGTCACGCTTCCAAACGCCGAGAATGTCGGTTGGGAGCATAACGCCCTGTGCGCCACGGCCATAACGCTGTGCAGCGGCTTCCGAGACTTCAAACTCGAATGCAGCGGCTTCGCGAAGGCGACGGTCACTTGGGTTTGCGAGAGCAGCAATTGCACGAACAACCGAGAACTGACGGATTTCTTTTTTCGTCAGGCCAATGTTTTCGTTTGCAAGCGGCGTGTCCGAACCAATTACGTCAAGCAGTTCACCGCGGAATTGCTCAATGCTCTTGCCCGAACGGAGGGCTGCGTCGCCAAGATCACGCTTGTTGTGACGGGCGGCGAGTTCGATGATTGCAGATGCGTTCTTGGCAGCAGCTTCAGCAGCTTCAGCCCGAACCGCATCCATATTTACTTCGTCAGTCATTTTGACTTCCTTTTTGATAGATGGTTCAACTTTAGGTTGGGGTTCAAGAGCAGCCGCGCTACGACCCACGCCAACTGACGGGTCAGCAGGAATAGAAACGACAGATACCTCAAGGGGCGACCAAGAGCGAACAAGGTACTCGTCCTTATTCGTCGTGGATCGCTCCATTTTGTTGACGCGATAGCCCACCGAAACATTCGACCGGATACCATCGACAACGTCCTGAAAAACTTCCTGAGCAAGTGCCGAGCGCCCGAACCTGACTTTGGCTCGAAGAACACGGTCCTCATTAAGTTCCACGGATTCAATAACGCCAATCTGCTTTTCTGGATCATGGTCCAGAAGCAGTGGCGCACGGCCCGAAGCAACAAAGCCCATATCAATGGCTTGGCTTTCGTGGACCAGTATTTCACGACCAAACGAACGGTCAACCGCCAGTTCAGAAGATACGGCAATTTCAACAGTGCGCTTCTCTTCCGAGATCGCCTTTGGCTGCATGTGCATAGCGCGGTGAAGCACTTCTATTGGAGCCTTGCGCTCTTCCTCAGTCGCTTCTTCAACGATTTCAGCCTCTACGGCCTCAACCTCTACAGCAACTTCGACTTCTGCAACTTCAGCTTCTACAGGTTCATCAACTTCTGACATAAATTGCTCCAAAAAGCGTTTCAGCGAAACAATAACACCAAATTACGCAATAATCAAACAGTCGGTTCTTCTTCATCTACACCTTTAGTAGCCTCATTAGCTCCAAACGGGAAGAATGACAGTTCAAGGCCAAAGGCATCCGCCATTTCCTTATCACGCTGCCACTGGCTAAATGTTTCTTCAACATCACGGCCATACTGACCAGCAACATCCTGCATTGACATAACACCATTGTGCATAGCTGTGACTGCTGCGTTGATTTCCTTCTGAGGATCGACCCACTGCCAGCCACGGGCGCGGAAACTTGACGCCGAAGAGAACTTGTCAAAGCGTGATGCCGGAATTGGTATCAAACCAAACTCCATAACGTGCAGCAGCCAAGTGTTGTAAGCAGGGATGACAAAATGCTCCATCAGGAACTGTTGCATCATCTTGTATGAATCGCGCTCTTCCAATGCACCCTGGCGGATCGAACTGTAGGATGTGCCTTCCAGATCGTTCGACAGCGCAGCGTAAGAAACGCCAAGGCCAGAGGCTATCCCGCGAATGATGCCCTTCTGGAAATCAGAAAATGCAGTAGCCGGATGCGACGGGTCGAATGGCTTAAAGTCAACGCCGTTTGGCAACTGGTGGAATGTGCCTGGTTCAGCATCAATGATTGGGACAGTGTTGTCGTAATCGTCGGCTGGGGCATCTTCGCCAGTGTCTGAGGTAAAGAAGCCCATCTTGGACGCAGCCATACGCGATGCGACCAACTCAGCCTCACGGTGAGCGTTCAGCATCTTCAACTGGCTTATGGCTGGTGACATCCAAGGTTCACCCCGTGTCTGACCAGCGCGAAGCGGATCATAAACGTGGATGATATTCTTAGCGTCAATCCGATCTGAAACATTCATAGATATCGCAGAAAATTCAGAGTCCCCAGGGTGACGCTTCTTCACCCAGTAAGCAACAGGGCGCTGCATCTCATCGACCTCAATGCCCATGCGGATTTCGCGTCCGTTACGCAGCTTTTCGTTCTTCTGCTCATCAATCTGGTCAGATTCGATAGGGTGAAATGCAATGCCGTGGATAAACGAACGGTTGCGGACAATCTGCAAGAATGCTTCGCCGTCACGGGCGGTAGCTTCCATCACATACTTCTGCAAGTCGATCCAGCTTAGGCGACCATCTGCCGTGCAGTTACCCTTCAATGCAAATTGATAGAAGCTGTCTTCAATGATCTGGTTGCCAATAGCATCCAGTGATCCGTTGGTATTCCGCGCCTTAACTTGCAGAGTCATACCCTTTTCACCAACAACGTTGGTCTTTAGCAAGTTCAGGAAACGCTTAACATAGACATCATTCCGCGCCAGTTCGCGTGAGCGGTTACGCATAAGAACAAGATCAGGACGCAGTTCACTGTCTGGGCTACGGCTGGACGCCATAAAGTCGGCAAAGAGCCGACCTGTGTTCGCAGCGTGATAATTACGCTTTGCAACTTTGTTCTTTTTCTGGGGTAGGCCCAGTGCTTCACGCCACAAACTCATATGAAACGCACCTTCATTGTGGTCTTAGTCGGCTTCCCAAGAGAAATGGCGTTATCGCGCCGCTCCTTTAAAACTTCCTTGCGATAATAATCGCGCCACTGCAACAGGTCCACAATGGACATCTTGGCAATGGAGCGTCCCTGAATAGAGTAAGATGATACATCCTTGTCAGCGCGACCCTGTAAAAGCGACTGAATCTTATCCAGCATAATCTCAGCATGGCTGCGTGGATCAGCGCCATTGTTGTCAAGGTCTTGAACAAATTCAAACTCGCCGCGCTCAACTACAATTCTGTTGCCGCTAGAAGTTTGTGTGACTTCAAGCTGCCAATAGTAGAAGCCCGAAACAAATGCAGCAGATGTTGCGCTGCTGACCGTAAACAAATAATAGCTACTTGTTTCAGTCGCTGCTATTTGTACTTCACTTGCGCCGCCAGCGGTAAGCCGCGCAACATAGTTAGCCGAATAAAGTGCAGGAGGATATGTCTCTGCAAGGGATGACTTCTTCCACTGAATAAAATCGCCAACAACGATCTTTAGTGGTTCGCCTTCTGGTGCTTCGTTTTCGTTAAAAAGATTAGCCATGATCCCTCAGCGCCAGTTGTTTGCAAAGCCACCCCTGCGAATAGCTTTTTTACCACCCGCTAAAGGATGGGGTTTATCAGCTTCTTCCGCATTTGGCAATTTATGCTTTTCCATGTTAGCATAAAACTTACGAGCCACGCTATCCATATTTACATTTAGGATCGTAAGCGCCGCAATTGCGTACACTCGAACGTCTAAAGCTTCGTTTCTTGTTCTTGTCTTTACCCATACTCTTGACGGAAAACCCTTGTGATAACGGATCATCTGCTTTTCAGCAGTCAACTGTTTAAAGTATTCATCATCCCTCTTAGATGGAAAGTGGCAATAGCCTGGGCCAGCTTCATCCATCTTTAGGCGGGAGTAATGCACTTCCTTCGCAGTATCGACACCAATGGGATATAGCGGAACCCTGCCAATGTTGTTCTTGGATGGCCGTCCAACAATCGGCTTGCCCTCGCCACCAATACCCTTGATCGCAAACACTCTGTGTCCAGCCCTAGTCTTGGCGTAATTGTAAACAGCCCGTGTATGGTGTCCGCCAGTATCAATACAGGTGGCGCGGACCAGCATTGGCTCACCGGACGGATGCTCATAGGTTGCCAGCAAGACCTCATCGACCTTGTGCCAAAGCTGTGTGGTAGATGGATCACCGTAGATCACATGATATTCAACTTGCCAGCTTTCCTCGCCAGCGCCCCAGCCCACAATCTCTACTTCGACGCGGTCATCCTGAACGTCGGCTCCAGCCGTAAGTAGCACCACTTCGTCAGGGATACCTTCGTAATCTTCCTTGCGCTGGGCTACAGAATAATCATCGACACCCTCGCCAGCATCCTCCCATGTCTCACCAAGGAAGGTATTGACAAAGGTTTTAAGGCGCATGGGGTTCTTCCGAGCCGAAAGAAACTCCTCAATAGCGTCTGACAGAACAGACCAGGGCGAGTACAATCCGTTTAAGTGAAACCCAGCCACCCCATTATATGGTGCAAAGGCAACCCACTCGCCATTCCTAACTGCCCTGTGCCTTTCAGTATCTGACCAGATCGACCCACACTCACAGCAATGATACGCGCCAGTGCTAGGGTTATCGTCAGTCCAAGTTACGTTTGACCAAGCCAAAGCCTGTTTATGGCCGCAATCATGGCACGGGACCATAAACTTGCGCTGGTCACTTTCACTATATGCTGACTCGATCCGGCTCCCGCCCTTATTAGTTGGCGTCGATACTAGAATGATCTTCCTGTTCCAGAAGGTGGCTGCTCTTCGTTTGGCAAGAGATATAGGGTCACCTTCCTCCCCAGCAGAAGGAGGATATCGATCAACTTCATCGCAAAGAACAATACGAATCGGACGAGAAGCAAGGGAACTAGGAGAGTTAGCGCCAACAAGAGATAGAGCGCCACCAGGGAATACCTTGTGTAGAGTAGTATTGTTTGCATCTTTCGCCTTACTATCTTTGACCTTGTCCCGAAGGCAAGGGGTTGAGCGTAATAGACCCGCCGTCACACGGTCCTTACTAAAACTTTGCGCCATGTCCACAGTTGGCTGCATCATTAGGATTGGCGATGGATCGTGCGCCATGTGATAGCCAATTGTGTTTAGCAGCATCTCAGACTTGCCAAGCTGCGAACCGCACATGACCACAACTTCTTTTACCAAAGGGTCAGAGCAAGCATCCATGATGCCACGTTGGTATTCTGCCCTCGCCGTCACCCATCGACCTGGCTCAGAACTGCTCTGCGAATCAAGCCGCCGTTCATGGTCAGCCCACTGCGCCACACTCATTTGCGGAGGTGGCGTCATTTGCTTCATGGCCTTCGCCATTAACTCTAGCGCAGCTTCTCGCGTAGCTTGTTCAATCATACTATTATTGTCCGACCCTTTTTAGGGCGACCAACCCTGCGCTTGGGCTGCTCGACCACTGCTGTTTCGGCTGGGGCCTCTTCGTTCGCCGATCCGGTGCGGACAGGGTCAATGCTTGGCTGGTAGTTGGACAATTCCGTCAAAGCTTCGCGGATCGCGTTCTCTAAGTAATCCTTGGCTACAACAACATCTGTCTCTGTAGCTAAAATTGGCGCAACTTTAGTAGGCAGGGCCAGAAACTTGGCTTTACAGGCGTGAAGGACGCTCTCCCAGGCCGCGACCACATCATTGGTCATGCAGAGAGTGCCGCGTATCTTAGCTAACTCCAGTTCTGCAATTTCTGCCTCAGCATTAATCTTGCGCGTCCTAGCTTCGTCATATGATGAGCCAATTAAGATGCCGCCAGTGGTGGGTTTGCGCTGTTGTACTGTCACAATGGTTCCTAAAATTCCATAAAATATAATTTTATTTCTTGCATTGTACAGCAAGGGGCTGGGCTGTCCAGACAGAAACTGCGCAACAATATTTCAACAATGGGTACGGAAATTGCTTTCTCTGCAAATTCTTTGGGCTCCTAATCACC